ACAGGCAAGACTACTTGTGCGGCTATCTATCTTGCTTGGTATGCAATGTTTAATCCAGATCAAACTGTACTAATTGCTGCACACAAATATACAGGTGCGCAAGAGATTATGGCACGTATTCGTTATGTATATGAAACGTGTCCAGACCATATAAGAGCAGGTGTTACAAGTTACAATAAAGGTAGCATTGAGTTTGAAAATGGCAGTAGGATTGTTTCGCAAACAACAACAGGCAACACAGGACGTGGTATGTCAATTTCTTTACTATACTGTGACGAGTTTGCATTTGTTATGCCTAACATTGCAGAAGAATTTTGGACTTCAATATCACCTACCCTAGCAACTGGTGGTCGTGCTATTATTACTAGCACACCTAACTCAGACGAAGATACATTTGCTACTATTTGGAAACAAGCAGAACAAAAGTTTGACGAACACGGAAACGAAAATGATGTAGGTATAAACGGATTCCATGCATTTAGAGCAGAATGGCACGAACATCCAGACAGAGATGAAGAATGGAAAAAAGATGAAATCGGACGTATCGGCGAAGAAAAGTTCCGCCGTGAATACGGTTGTGAATTCTTAGTATTTGACGAAACATTAATCAATAGTATAAAACTGGCCACAATGGAAGGCGCAAGTCCTATGCTTAATATGGGACAAACACGCTGGTATAAAAAGCCAAAAGGAAATTATTCATATGTAGTTGCATTAGATCCTAGTATGGGTACAGGTGGCGATAATGCAGCTATACAAGTATTTGAAGTTCCAAGTTATGAGCAAGTAGCAGAATGGTATCATAATACAACTTCTATTCCTGGACAAATAAGAATACTAAGAGATATATGTAGTTACTTACAAGAAGAAACAAAAGAAAATGGAACGAATATTTTCTGGAGTGTAGAAAATAATGGCTTAGGCGAAGCAGCGTTACTTGTTATAAATGACTTTGGTGAAGAAAATATTCCTGGCTTGTTTATAAGCGAGCCTATACGCAAAGGCCATGTAAGAAAGTTCCGCAAAGGATTTAACACTACACATAGCACTAAAGTAACAGCGTGTAGCCGTTTGAAAACAATGATTGAAAATGATCAATTAAAAGTATGTTCTAAACCATTAATAAGTGAGTTAAAAGGATTTATAGCAACAGGTTCTAGCTATCAAGCAAAGTCAGGTAATTCAGACGACTTGGTAAGTGCAACATTACTTGCATTACGTATGCTTGCAGTAATGAAGGATTGGGATCCAAGAATATATAATTCCTTTACACAAGTAGAAGCAGAAGAGGATTACGAACCACCAATGCCTATCTTCATTAGCAGCAACTATTGATAAATACAGTATGATAGATTTAGATACCATAGGCGAAGATCTTTTTAGTAAAATTAGAGGACGTTTTCCTGACGTTACTATCGGCGACGGTGATGGAACAATTACTAATGAACCTACTAAAGCAAGATTCTTTGATTTTGACTACAAAGCTGGTGAAAGAAATGTAGGCAAAATAAGTGTTAGCATATCAGAAGATGACGGATTAAGCGTTATATATTCTAAAGACTTTATGAGTAATGAAGACGATCTTACACAAAAAGAATGGTATGAATTTTTAAAAGAACTAAGACAGTTTGCAAGAAAACGTTTGTTAAATTTTGATGTAAGAGACGTAAATAAATCAAACTTGTCAAAAAGAGATTATAAATTTTTAGCAACAAATCGCTCTGGGGACGATACAATGAACGAATCAAAACTATACGGCACAGCTCGTGTTAGCTATCAAAAAGTAGGCGAAGCACGTATTATGATTAAACATACAGAAAATATTAATCAAGAAAGTGCAACAGGCAGAACACAAAAGATTGGAAAGATCTATATTGAATCACCTGAAGGTGAAAGATTCAAATATCCTTACAAGCATCTAACAGGTGCAAGAGCAATGGCACGTCACGTAGCAGAAGGCGGAAATGCCTATGACGATTTTGGTAAGCATATTGTAGGCTTATCAGAAGAAATGGCAAAACTACGCAAGTTTAAAAACTACATGGGTCGTTCAGCTGTAATGGCAGAAAGCCTAGCAGGATACACAGATATTGTTAAAGAGCGTATTGCTACAGTTAAAAAAGAAATAGCGTCATTACAAAAGCCAGCATACTACAAAGAAGCATTTGAAACATTTAATCCCCCAGTACTAGAAGATGTTCCAAGTGATGTTGCTGAAAATTGGATTGACGAACTAACTATCAAGCAGTTTAACGAAGAACTACAAGATATCTTCCCCTACATATACAATCTAGTAAAAGAAGGCACAAAAGCCAAAGAACTAGGTCCGGATGATTTAGTAGATGAATCAGGCTTACAGTATTACACAGGTGTTAAAAAGCACGGTAAAGAATATATGAAAAAGGCTGCACAAGCAGGCCGCGAAGGCGCATCGCAAGAAGAATTAGGCCGTCTAAAAGACAAATACAGCAAGGCTGAAAAGAAAACAAAAGAAGAACTAGAACTAGAATCTGCATTTGAAGCAACACTAGGACAGTTTAGTGATACAGTATGTGAAGAGTGTGGTAACCCAAGTTGGACTACACTAGGTATGACTGAAGAAGAGATTGAAGAAGGCGAACGTCACGGCAATAGTAAAATCTATGACAAGTGTTGGAAAGGTTATCGTAAAGTACCTGGCAAAAAAGCAGGCGAAAAAGGCTCTTGTAAAAAGGTCGAAAGCGAACAAGATATAGAAGAAGCATATATCAAAACACGTAAAGATGCTGTAGAAGCACTAGGTCGTTTGCGTGGCATTGGTAAAAAGATTGAAACAGGCAAAGATACATTTGACGGCAATTTAGCAAATATGTATGTAAGTGATGTTTATGATGTTTATAGTTGGATGGACAGCAAATTAGGCATCAGCGGTATGAACGATCCTAAACTAAAGCAAGTTTTAGATCCTGTTATGCAGCTACGTGGCGAGGCAAAGAAACTAGAAACTGAACCAGGTAGCGGCGAGAACGCACGTTTTGGTAATCAAATAGTCAATACACTATATCCACTAATGGTTTATATCCAAGATCATATGGAAGAACCAAAAGATGAAGGCAATGCATACGCACACGCAGTACGCAAAGCTAAAATGGATGGCAAGAAAAAAGGCGACAAGGTCCAAGGTCCAGACGGTGACGAAATCACACTAGAAAAGGACAATAAGACACCATTAGGCGAATTCATATTATCATACTATGACAGAGAAACAGGCAAGTTTCCAAAAGGCGAAACTGCCGTACTAACCATGGTAGAAAAAGATTACGGCGAGCAGTTCATAGAACCTGCTAAGGCGTTTATCGAAAGCATACATCAGACATTCGAAGCCTTTGAAATGGCAAAACCATCGATTGAAGATTCTGATGAATACAACAGAATGAGAGAGTTAGCCGGTTTAAGATAATCGGCTAACTTTTTTATATTATTGTCATTTTTTTACTTGACAATATAAATAACTTTGTGTAGTATATAAATGTGCTACACATAATTAGGCACAAGCACATAGGCAATTTTACAAGGAGGCATAACTATGGCATCATTAGCAGAAATCCGAGCAAAGCTCAAAGAACAAGAAAACCGCACAGGCGGCAATCAATCAAGCGGCGGCGACAACGCAATTTACCCATTTTGGAATATTCAAGAAGGCGAAACAGCAACGCTACGTTTCTTGCCAGACGGCAATGAATCGAACGACTTCTTTTGGGTAGAACGCTTGATGATTAAACTTCCGTTTGCTGGAGTAAAAGGTGACACATCGAGTCGCCCAGTACAAGTACAAGTTCCATGTATGGAAATGTATGGCGAAGGCTGTAACATTTTGCAAGAAGTACGTGGTTGGTTTAAAGATCCATCGCTAGAAGATATGGGTCGTAAGTACTGGAAAAAGCGTTCTTACATTATGCAAGGATTTGTTGTTGATAATCCACTTAATGAAGATTCTACTCCAGAGAATCCGATTCGTCGTTTCATTATTGGACCACAAATTTTCCAAATCATTAAGCAATCACTACTTGATCCAGATATGGAAGAACTACCAACAGATTATACTGCTGGTATTGATTTCCGTCTTAACAAAGGTTCAAAAGGTGGTTACGCAGACTACGGTACATCAAACTGGGCACGTCGTGAGCGTCCATTGAACGATACTGAAATGAATGCAGTTAATACACATGGTCTGTATAATCTAAATGACTTCCTTCCTAAAAAGCCAGGCGAAGTTGAAATCAAGGTAATGCAAGAAATGTTTGAAGCATCAGTAGATGGTGAAGCATATGATGCAGATCGTTGGAGTCAATACTTCCGTCCAGCAGGTATGGCAGCACGTACAGGTGACCCGCAAATGGCAGCAAGTCCGCAGGCTACAGCAACTAGTCAAAGCGCACCTGCACCGCAGCCTACGCCTGCTCCAGCTGCAACTCCTGTAGCAGAAACTACAACTGACACAGGTTGGCAAGATCCTGCTCCGGCAGCAGAAGCAGCACCAGCAGAAAATGCAGGCGGCGCTCAAGACATTCTTGCAATGATCAGAGCACGTCAAGGACAATAATAGAAAGGGCTTCGGCCCTTTCCTACGCTTTTTAGAATAGGAGATAATATGGCTACTAAAGCATTCGATCCTACTAAGTTTCGAAACTCATTAACAAAATCTATTAAAGGTATGAGTGCAGGCTTTAATGATCCGCAAGACTGGATCAGCACAGGCAACTATGCACTTAACTATCTACTAAGTGGTGATTTCCGTAGAGGTATTCCACTAGGTAAAGTAAGCGTGTTTGCAGGCGAATCAGGTGCAGGCAAGTCTTACATTGTGTCTGGTAATATTGTAAAGTCAGCACAAGAACAAGGTATTTTTGTTGTTCTTATTGACAGCGAAAACGCACTTGACGAAACGTGGCTACACGCTCTAGGTGTAGA